TTCTTTTCAGATGCAAATCCTATCATAGTAGGATCACTCGATTCCATCACATACAAAGGACAAACTCCCAAAATATCTCTCGCAATATATAATTTACATATGGATTTAGATAAATCATAATCACACAAAACAAACGCAAAAATACCATCCATGATTCTCAATGTTTGCTCCATTCCATATTTTTTGTATAAATGAATAATGACTTCACCACTATATTCTGTATGTATATCCTCACTTGTTATTTGCATGTATTCATATAATTTTCGGTAATTATAAATCTCTCCACTGAAAATCAAAACAATATCTTTCAAAACAAGAATTCTATTTGAATAACTACCAAATACTCTTTGTAAGTGAACATTGTTTAATCCATTTCGATTCATTGTATCCTTTTTTTTTACAAAGGAATTGTCCTTTTCTCTCAAAAAACACTCTGTAATGAATTCAATATTGTAATTATTACCTAATAAAGCAAATATTTTATCTTGACTCATTCTTTTTATTTCAAAAAATATCTTTATGCTTGTTTCTCTCAAACTTCAAAATAATAATCAAAATAATAATCTTTTCATAATATAATAATGTCAACTCAACATTTTAGCAAAAATAATTGTGATGTACCAACAAATAATGCACCCAATAATTGTTCCAATCATACTTATTTGGGACAAGAATGTTCTTCACAAATTACTGATTCCATCAATGATCGCATATACGATAGAAATCTTCCATCCTCTATCTTGCAACCCTATATCAGTGTTCGTCCTGTCATGACAAAATATTCCCATATGCCCATAGTGGATCCCCGAAGAAAAACATGTGTTCCTATGGATGTGCAATCCACTTTTAATCCATACAAAGTATTTAATCCAGGAAATACACAATCTCCTTGGTCAGGGTTTGCCTCCAATATCAATGTAGAATCTGAATTGCGAAATCAAATTTATGCTTTGCAAAAATGTTCTCAAGCTGTGTATGTTCCTTCATCCCATTCTGATTTGTATACATTTCAATTTGAACCATGTGGAAAAATGCAAATTCAACAACCCTTTCAAGCACTATTCAAAGAAGAAAAATTTGATAAATTTGATGCAAATCCTGAAAAAATTGGACAAGGAATTTTTATGAATCATACTAGGCAACAGATTCGAGATTTTACTGATACTGAAAATCCAATATGCAGATAATTTATTCGTTATTTGATTATTTGATTATCCGTAATAATTTCATTCTATATTTTGTAAATCCATAATATAGAATCAAATGTCAGAAGATTTAATTTCTAGAATCACATTGGAATGTTTAACCAATGAAAAATTTCAATCCAAGTATTCTGAAACAAAAACAGATTTATTCAAAAAAAATAAAAAGTTTTATAAAAAGCGTATTTATGATTTAGCCAAAAAAATATTGAATGAAGAAGATACTACCATTCTTCCTACAGATATTTTACGTATTTTTGATATTTATACAAGAACCTGTATTGATTATTTTAAAATAATTGACAAGACGGATATTTTGCAAGGTGAATATGAACCAGATGCAATTCAAGAATCGGTTGCAGTTGTATTAAATGAAGGAGAGAATACAATCATACATAATAATACAGATAATTTATTGATGCGTTCCATAAAATACGACAAAACAACATCCTTGGATAAAATAGTAAAAAGAACCATGATAAAAAAAGAAAAAGAGACAATCCCTTTACCCAAAAAAAGAAAAGTGAATTTGAAAGATCCAGCATTAAAAAATAAAGGTATTGGTGAAAAGAATAATCTCCATAATAATTATGATGGAAAAAACAAAAAAGAAAATGATAAAGAAACAACTGAAAATGAAAAAAAATCAAACAATAGAGAAGATGCAGAAAACAAGAAAGATACAGAAAACAAGAAAGATGCAGAAAACAAGAAAGATACAGAAAAATCAACACAAAATGATCAAATTAAAATGTAGTCCAAGCACAAAAAAAAATGGGTTTACTTGTTTAGAAAATGAAACATTGTATAAATTAAAAGAATTATGGAATGCTCGGTATCCCGATATGATGATTCAAACAAATGATCCGAGAGAAATATGGAATGTATTACAACAAAATTTGGGAAAATTTTGCAATAAAGAATCCTGCTGGTTAAAACAACAATTTGTTGCAGGAAAATTGGATTATGCTTTGAGAGAATCCTTTGCACCCAAAGCTCCTGAAAAATGGAAGAAAAATCCGAATGAATGGTTGTCTAGCATTGAAATTACCAATGTAATGAATCAGTATGAAAAAGCATATAAATGCTTCACATTCATTGGTCCATCCCCGATTGATTTTGATCTCGATGAAACATTTGGTAAATGTGTTTGGGAAGAATTGTGTCATTTTAGTTTAGAAAAACTATTAAAAAGTGGAAAAAGAAAAATAGGAATTATTTTCAACACGGATCCGCATAATAAAGATGGAGAACACTGGATAAGTCTTTTTATCAATATTAAAAAGGGGAAAATATTCTTTTTTGATAGTGCTGGAAATCCCGCACCGAGAGAAATATTGGTTTTTGTCAATCGTGTCATGCAACAAGGAATGAAACTGACACCAAAGCCAATTTATTTCCAATTTGATCAAAATTATCCAGTGGAACACCAATATGGAAATACAGAATGTGGTATTTATAGTATTTTTTTTATTGTTCACATGTTGGAAGACAAAATAACTGAACATTATTTAAAAACACATGTTTTGAAAGATGAATACATGGAGAAGTTCAGGAAAATTTATTTCAATGCTGATTTGTAACGTTTTATTTGCTGGGCAAAATATCTAATAATCTCTCAAAAATATATAAAGAATAAATGAGTTATTTATATATTTTCTAATAGAAAACAAACATGTCCTTTATTTCCAATGAAAATATTGAAATACTTTGGGATGTCATTTTAGATGAACGAATCATTCAAACAAACAATGTCTTTGAATTATCGCAAACCAAAAAATATTTTGTCAATCAACTTTTGCTTTTTAATGATAGAGAGAAAAACACATCTCCCAAAAAAGATTTAATCACCATGAACAAAACGTTTATATCATCCATTATTCAAACCTTTGCCAATGCTATTACCAATGAAGTTGTGGATTCTCAAAAAGAGAGAAAAATTCAGTTTCATGAAAAAGAACAACGTCAAGAAGAAAAACAAGAACAAACAGCGAATTATTTTGAAAAATCCAATGATGAAAATACAGACCTTTGGACAAATGAAGCTTTCAGAAAGGAAAAAAGAAATAAATTTGATATGGAACTTGCAGAAAAACAAAAAGAATTTGAATTTTCCATTAGTCGTCCTATTCCCGAAATACCTAATTTTAGTGACAATGTGAAAGAAAAACCCATCAGTGAGATGGAAAAGATGATTGCTCAAACTATTGCAGAGAGAAATAATGATATGGAGAATATATACAAAATGTTTAATGGAACTAATGGATCCCAAGGATCTCAAGGATCTCAAGGATCTCAAGGATCTCAAGGATCTCAAGGATCTCAAGGATCTCAAGGATCTCAAGGATCTCAAGGATCCAAAGATTCGCAAATCAATTTTCAATCAGTGGAAACAATCTCCAAACAAGAACCTATTATCAAAATTAAACCTCCACGTCCATTGCCTCCTTCTTTGCAAATACAACCCATAAAATACATCAAAATTGGAGATGAAATAGATACATCTATACCCATACCTATACCCATATCCATAATTGATATAGATCATTCTTATATTGCAAATGAAGATTATCCAGTGGAAACAAAATCCATCTTTCAAAAATTGAAATTGAGAGAAATTATGCCTGCAAATGAAGAAAATATATCTTCTATTGAAATTACACCTGCAAATGAAATAACTGAATTGAAAATTATGATAAATACTTTTTCAAGTGAAATTGCCGAATTAAAAAATCGAATCAACAGGTTGGAAGAGGAACAAGAAAAAATGAAAGAAAGGATGAATGATGTAGATGATCAATTACATATTTTACACAAAAAATGATTTTCTCTCAAACTATATTTTAATATGATTATATTATAATATGCGTGGTGGTGCGTTATGTAATTATTCAGAAATATTTGAAGGAACCACAGATGATACTTATACTTTAGGTGAAATAATAATAGATGGTGGTGTATATATTGACAAATATGATCCCAGTAAAATTATCAAAGTATTGAACTATGGAATGCATGAATATTATATTTTGAAAATGTTGGAACACTTGGGATTTACGCCTGAAATTTATGGATTATATTCATGCAGTAAAAAGAACAGCAAAATCATGTATGTTGTCATGGAAAGAATAGATGGAACTGATTTATTACATTTGCTTGAAGAAGAATATGAAAGAAATATTCAAGAAAATAGATCAACAAAAAGTAAAGACATCACTTTTCGATTTGTTTCTAGATTTATAGATGAAATATACGAGTTATATATCATATTACTTGAAAACGGATTGATACATCAAGATTTGTATTTGCAAAATATTATACTAGGCAACAATGGAAAAGTATACTTTATTGATTTTGAACATGTCATTGATGTGGGTCATCCCGTTCCATTGTCAGATGGATTATCGAAGGAAGAACTATTTGAAAATATAATCAATCGTAAGCCTATACACAATCCGAATCCTGCAAATTATAGAAATATATTGGGTGGCAAATATGAAAAAAAAGGGAACAAAAAACAAACGATAAAAAGAAAAAACAGCAAAAAACAAACGATAAAAAGAAAAAAGAACAAACGATAAAACCGATCTAACGCACCAATTTCACCATTTGCTTTCCTTGATTGTTTCTCTCTATTGTTCCAATCAAAAGAGGTTGAATATTGGCATCCACTAATGCATCTTGATAGGTATCATAGTCATACAATTCTCCGGTTCCCAATTCTTTATTCAATTCACGATAAATATATCTCTTGTTTTTAATCATGACTTCTCTCCCTCGCCATTCCAATACTTGTTTATTGACTGCAGTAATCGTATCTACTTCTTCTTTCTCATAAGAAGGTTTATAGGAAAAGGTTGTGGAATTCGGTTGTCCAAATTGCAAACATTGTAATCTCTCTTTTGATCCTGGTAATGAATAGATAGCACAATCAATAGATGCTTCCTTAATAGCCATCATTAGCGAACTATTGATTTCTTCTTTGATAGTCGATATCTCATACAAAGCCTCATCACTTGTCAATGGAATTTTCTTGCCATTATATTCTTTTTTGCTAATGTCTTTCAATTTCAATTCAATCGACAAATCACTTTTGATTTGACTTTCGGAAAATGTCATCAAATAAACAAACACTTCCACAGATTGCAATTCTTCTGGTAAATTTTTATGACTGCAAATACGTCTTGCACGACCAATGACTTGTTCTGAACGAATGGGATGCCAATAGGGTTCCATAATATGAACATATCGTGTATTGCGCAAATTGATACCTTCTGATCCGGAAGAAGTAATCATGAATACTTTGATAATCTCTCCCATATTGTTATTGTTGGCCATTTCTCTCAATGTTGCAAGAAGAGAAGGATCTACATTTTTCACGTCATTCCAATCTCCATTGTAAATATTACGAACGATTTCCTTTTCTTCTTTTGTCTCTGTTCCTGTATACAATGCAAAGGTGGGTTTTCCCTTGTTTTCTTCACTTATATTCAATTCCCACAATCCAGAAGAAGTATTTTTCTTTATTTTGAATTGTGTAAATCCATTGTATTCCAGCACATATTGAAACAATCCAATCCCTTCCAAGGTGCGAAATTGACTATATACCAAATGCAAACCCACATGTTCTGGGTCTTTAATATTTTCAATGATATGCAAATATTTAGGACTATAAATTTCTAACCCTTCTGGGCTGAAAATAGTGGCAGCATGTTCTGGTTCTGTAATATATTGAATGGCTGCTTTTAATCGATCTAAATAAGATTTGTCTGCATTTTTTTCAATGACAACATCCCCTTCTAATGCTTCATCAAAGACTATGTCTGCACCTGTATCTAAATCTGCGTCTGCTTTTGTGCCTTGACCTCTAGAAGTTTCATCCACTATCGCATCCATGTCTTCTTTCTCTGCTTCCTTTAATGCGTCACCATATATTTTTTCTAACGCACCTTCAGCTGAAACTTCAGTTGTTTCTCTCGGCAAAGGTCGACCAGGAGGTGTCGGCATGACAAAATTGCAATACAATCGAGAGAAAATTCGATAGGTGGACGTCGGTTCTTTAAAAATACCATTCCCATCTACTTTTCCCTTTTTTCCTTTGGAAGATTTCTCCATTTTTCTCTCTTCTTTTCTTGCTGCTTCATAAATGGAAAATTGGTAATCACTCATTGGAATTTTAATGACATGATAATCCGACAATTTTTCATATCTGGGCAATAATTTTTCCTGTTCACTTCTATAATAAGACGTCAAACCAATGATTCTTTTTTTGAATAATTCCACATTTTTTACTTTGCCTGTAGAAGGTTCAATAAATCGATTCACAAAATCATCCAATTTGTCCGGCAATGCCTTGTTTAAATAAAGAGTGACTCCTTCTTGTTTGGAAACGTCTATATTCGCATCTCTCAATATTCTGAAAACATGACTTTCAAAAACATTGTCGTCTTGCATTTCATTTCTAGTAGTTTGGAGAGAAACTCCGTCATATTCTTGCGTTTTTCGGTTTCTCACATTTTCAAATCCAAATGGATTCCGTGTAATGGTTAGTTTTTTTGTAGAAGCATTGTAATCCAAATAATCCATTGTCTTCTCTCTAGCAAATAAATTCATAATAAATGCCTTGTCTATCTTTTGTCCTTCTTTTGTATCCAAAGGTATCTCCCATGTCTTGATATAACCACGCAATATATTGAAAAGTATTCCAATTTCGTTGGGATAATTAATAATCGGGGTTCCAGTGAGGAAAACAATACGTGCATTTTTGGCGCTCATCAACATTTCGTATAAAAGGAGAGAAATAGACATGGGCATTTTTTCTTTTTGACCTTTTTTATTTGCAAGAATTTCCTTTTCTTTGCCAATTTTATTCACGATACGACTAATGAAATTGTGTGCTTCGTCAATTATAATGACTGCATTATCGAAAATATTTGTTTCAAAATTGTCCGTCATTTTTTTCAAGGCGTTTCTACGCAATCCATTATAATGAATGAATTGATATTTACTGCCGATTTGTTCATTGATTTGCAAGTCAAGTGTTTGTTTTTCCTCTGCAGATAAGGTATCATAGTTTGCAGGTTTTGTAATGTCCACGATCCAAGCTCCATTGTTCTTTTCAATATATTCCATGGGGAGATTCAATACACTGGACAATGTTTCAAAACTAGCAGGATTAGAGAGAAATGTCCAATACTGATTTTTTTTATACATGGCATCCCCACATTTTTTCAATTCGGAAACATAATTGTCTTCCAACGAGGCAGGAGTCATAATAATGACTTTTTTGTTGTTTTTCATTCCTTCTGCAATCGCTATGGATGTGCAACTATTATGTGAGACAGAAAAATCACCCATTACATACCTGCTATTTTGATCAATAGTAAATCCGTAATAATCATCTTCTCCTGTATATTTTACCTGAATTCCTGAAACCAATACATCTTTGATTTGTTTTCTAGGATTTGCTTGTTTTCTTGGTATTTTTGTGGGAATGGTATCAATTCCTTCTCCATTGATACATATTCTAAATGAAGTCCCAATATTTTTTTTACCTTTGTATGTCCAGGATGTTTTTTTAATACTTTTATAACATGAAAATCCCAAACTTCTAGCTAAATAGATAACATCATCAATTACTTTTTCATTTTTCTGTATAAATTCAAATTCATTACCAGTCAAATTTCCATCACTATCAATTAACCCCGCCAATAATTTCAAACGATTTTCTCTCGAATTGCATTTATAAATCATTGGAATGTGCTTGTTATTTAACAAATTTAAACTTTTCAACGTATTAATCATAGTATTGTTATAATACTTTCCATTACCCGTTATACCATAAGAATATGAACTTCTATATGTCAATGACAAATTGTAATCAGGTAATGTTTTAGCAAAATAATACAATACTGCAGAATCCTGACAAGTTATATCTGAACTTCTGGATGTTCCGTCACCTATCCAATAACCAATCATATATGGATCAAAGGGTAATTCTTTTTCAGAAAAATCAACAGGAACTTTGTATCCTTTTAATAGTTCTTGTTTACAAACAGGTAAATTCAAATAATCTTTTACTGATATTTCCATTACATTGTCTATTTTTTTTACAGAGTCAAAAAAATCATATGCCTTGTTTTTTATGTCAGTTTCATTTTGTTTTTCTTCATTGAATGTAAAACTTTTTGAGTTGAAATCATTATGTTGAACCCATTGAATAGAATATGTATTGGTTTTTTTATTCAAATATATTTTAGGAAATCCAGATGCTTTCAAACATAAAATATGTTCTTGATTTACATTGTATTTTTCACCTTTTACAGGGACAATATCATACATTTTATCTCTCCCTCTTGCTAAAGACAATACTTTTCTTGGTGTAGAATCATCCCCCATCAACAATTCACCTTCACATATATCTTGAACCATTTTTATGGATCCATCATACATCATAATAGGAGTATCAATCTTATGACATTTACCACTACCTAAACTGAAGTAGAGCAAAAGCCCTCTGTAAGGTGTATACAAATTCATATAATCATTGACCAATTTTTGATGAGTCAATAATTCAAAACTGCCAGAACTACTTCCAATCGTATCGCATGTAACGGATGCATTTTTGATTTCTTCTAGAAATTCCTTACGATACGGGTCAAACATGGTATTGACAAAATTAACAAATTTCTCTCGATTGTTCATAAAATAACTATCCATTTTGATTTTGTAATTTGGTTTCACTTGAGGAATCATAGATTGAGAGACTTCAATCCAATCTTCGGGTTCTAAATGCACAATTCCTCTTTTCACCTTTTCGGTTTTTCTAGTTTTCTTTTTGGGTTCTGCTGCTTTTGTTTCTGTTTCTGCTGGTTCTTCCATTTCTCTTTCCGTTTCTGCTTGTATTTGTATTTTTTTTTGAATGGATTTTGCACGTGGCAGAATAGGAAGAAGAGGAGCAACAAGAGAAGCAGATGTAGCAGTAGTAGAAACAATAAAGTCGGGATTTTTAATCACAAGCA